CGTAGGCGGAGTTTTTGATGGTTGGGCATATATGAATAACTTACATGCCGATGCGATTCAAGGGACCGATGACGAGTCGATGGTCGGCCGACCCAATGATTTTTTAAGAGTTGGATGGACCGCTCAGGAGGGCGTGCAGCCTGACCCGACAGCGCCGGCCCCCCAAGAAGATAATTCTAGAAGGGAAAGATTAATTGGAGGGGTGGACGTTGATATAACAGAGACGTCATATACTGATGTTCTTAATCAAATGATTATTCATAAAGGGTTTGAGGTTGGTATGCCTAGAGAGCATAAGATTGCTATGCCAACGACCCCTTCAGACTACAGGTATGAAGCCCCCTTAAATTCTTGGAGACATAACAATGCTCTTCGGTTTGATTTTAGAACAAAATCTGATAATCCCGGATACACTCCAGTAGTCAGCTCAAGTTCTAGACTTTCTCCTAGAGTACATTTTAGATATATGTATCATTCTCCAGAAGCTGGTGGAGTTTTCGGCGTCATTGCAGGTGGAACTGGCGCAGGTGGCGGTGATATGCTGACTGAAGGTAGGAACCACGGACCCGGTTTACGGCAAACTTTTAATTTTGCGAATAACGTCTCTAGAATTATTGGAGAGTGGAACAACCCGGCCGGTGCCACCACTAACATTGGAAGGGTTGAGAGCGATGTTGCGAGTGCTACTATTGCGCAGAATATTGGTATGAAAGGTAGTAGTTCTCCTACTGTAGCATATTTCCATGGATATACTACTGGAAGCTTGGCGGAACCGACTGTGCCCCGCCCTGCTGATAATCATCCTTTTGAGCGGACAGGAAGTGCCGTTCCAAGAGAAAAATGGGGTAGATACACTGAGAAATTCCCATTCCAAGCTGTAGCTGATGTAGTAATCGCAGGTAATGAACTGTTTTACTGGAGAAGAGGCGGCATGTCATCTTACTCCACTGACGTTTCTTATTTGAGTGGCGGGTATATCCGCACTCCTGATTCCGGAACAGTTCCATCCAATGAATCCGGTCCAGTATACAACGACCGACAAAGGGGCGAGAGACAAAAAATGCCGCACTCGACAGAAACTTGGTCTGCGGTACCGGGTAATATGACTAACTATGGACATTTTGGTAATGCAATCAGTGGAACGGATCAGGTTTCTTATAATTTTCCAGGAACACAGCACGATCTCGACTTCGGCGACCCCGGCCGGGTAGCGAATAGTCCCGGAACTAGAGAAAGGTTCCCATTTGCAACAGAAACTTTAATTAATGACGGATTAGTTTCTCAAAAGGTATTAGCCAGAGCATCTCTCGTATCTCCAACTAAAGGGTTTCTTTTTGAAGGGTTTAATAATCAAGCATACCCTGATACGACAAGTCCAGCCGGCCCGAATGGACCAGAGAGTAACAGTGGAAGACGAGTCGTTGAAAAATTCCCGTTTGCAACAGGAACCGCTGTAAACTGGGATCCGGGTGGATTAGACCACCGTTGGGGTCATGTAGGTATATCATCAACGCAAGGTAGAGGATACCTTATGACAGGTCGAACGCCGGTCAACACGACCGATTATATTACGCATCTACCGGGATTGCCAGATTTGGCCGGTGGTACTGGTGGGAGTCAGATAAATTTAATTGCATCTGATGGATCAAATATTTACAGGCATGATATGGGGTTATCCGCTGCAACAACAATGTTTGCTGATAAAGCTCAAGTATAATTTTATAATAGGATTAAGTATTAATGAATGAAGATAATAATGAAATTTCTTTAACTGAAAATAATAATGCTCTCTCTTTAGTTGATGATCTCACGAAGAGTTTATCTCGGTCAGAAGAACCTCCGGCGATGTCTTTTCCAGAGGTTTTAGAAAAGGCAGAGTTAGCGGATATTCATAGTTTTGGTGATAAGACCTTTGGAGAAAATTCAGCTCTAGTAGAGCAGGCATTTAAAAATACTGACGATTTGGCAGCATTATTTAACAGAGGTCACAATCAGTGGATCTGGAAACATATTAACATGTCAAACTTTAGTGATTATTATAATGTTAGGCAGGTTTACAATGAAATCTCTCATAAGAAACGAAACTTAAATGAAGCCAAGTGGAGGTTTTTAAAATACAAAGCAAAAATGCAGAAAACTTATGAAGAATTGGAAGATGAAAACCTTTCTAAATGGGAGAGGTTTGATATTACTGTAAAACTGGCCCAACATCATGAGATTGCTGAAGAAAACAGACTCGCTGCTGAAGGAGCTATGAAAGATGTCCTAGCCCTTAATGAAATTTATGAAGAACTCAAGACTAAAATTAATGGATTTGATGAACACGACTTTGAAAAGCAAGAACCAATCGGTCATCTAAAGAGAAGTTTAACCCAGTCCCTTAGAGATATTCGTATGACGGGGAGAATTAGTAAAGGCGAACAGGAATATCTTGAGCAATGCGGAGCGAATGTTAGCAAAATTCAAAAACTATTAATCGAGTTTTGTGATCAGGAGCAGGAGTCTGAATCTTGGGATAATGTTTTACAACTCGAATTTATTGATAAACTTGCACATGAACTTGTTGAAGTGCATAAGGTTAGCGAGAAAAGAGCCAACTGGCACGGATTCAGCGATATTCCGATAGAAGATTTCTCTATTAGAAATAAAGTCGCTTTACTGACATCCGAAGAAAAAGATTTATAAATATATAATAAATATAGTTTTCTAAGGAACAAACATGGCTACACCAAGTACAAGAGACCAACTGATAGATCATTGTCTAAGAAGACTTGGCGCACCTGTTATTGAAATCAATGTAGATATTGACCAGCTGGAAGATAGAACAGACGACACTCTTCAACTCTATCAGGAGTATCATTCTGATGCGGTTGTTAGGACGTTTCTGAAGCATCAGGTCACATCTACAGATATTTCTAATGGTTATATCACTGTAGATGATAGTATCATTTATGTCAAGAGACTTTTTATGGTCAGAGGTTCAGGCAATTCTGCAGGAATGTTTGACATTAAATATCAAATGTCCTTGAATGATATTTATGATCTTAACACCTATATTGGTGATCTTGCCTACTATGAACAGACAAAGCAATATCTTTCTTTGTTAGATGCAAAGTTGACTGGGTATCCACATATTGATTTCAATAGACATCAGAACAGAGTTTATATTCATGGCAAGTTTTCTGATCAGGATATTTTAGAAGATGATTATATCGTCTTTGAAACTTTCAAGATTGTAGACCCAGAAACTCATACTGATGTTTATAACGATCTGTTTGTGAAAGAGTATTTGACACAGGCGATTAAACAGCAGTGGGGAGCAAATCTGATTAAGTTTGAGGGTATGCAACTTCCCGGTGGCGTTACATTGAACGGTAGACAAATATATGATGATGCAACTCAAGAGATGCTTAGATTAGAAGAAAAACTGCGTAATACATACGAGTTGCCTGTTGACTTTTTTGTAGGATAATGTAATGGCTACCAATCTCTACTTTAGTCAATCAGTCAAATCAGAGCAAGACTTATATGAAAACATTGTCATCGAATCTCTCAAGATGTATGGGCAAGATGTTTTCTATATGCCCAGAACACTTGTAGCAGAAGATAAAATCTTTGGCGAAGATGTCGCTTCAAAGTTTGAAGATGCTTACAAGATTGAAATGTATCTGGAGAATATTGACAACTTTGACGGTGATCAAGAACTCTTTACAAAGTTTGGTGTAGAGATTAGAGACAGAGCAACACTGCATGTATCTAGAAGAAGATGGCAAGAAGTAGCATTCGATCATTCCTCTTCTCAGGTAAGACCAAATGAAGGTGACTTGATTTATCTTCCATTGTCAGATCAAATCTTTGAAATCATGCGAGTGATTGATGATCAACCATTCTATCAGTTATCGAATCTCCCAACATTCCGTATGGAGATTGAACTGTTTGAATACAATGATGAAGACTTTGATACAGATATTCGTGTCATCGACGAAATTGAGCAGAATTATGCTTACCAGTATATTCTGACTCTTACAGATAGTTCTTATCCTAATGATATATTGCAGACTGGAACAACTATTCAGCAAGGTCTTGCCAATGACGTAACCATTTCTGGTGAGATTGCTAAGTGGAACGATAGTTCTAACGAGTTGTCGCTTGTTCATCTTGGTGCGGACGATGGTAAGTATCACCTCTTTACAACAGGCAATATCACTAATATTACTGAATTCAATGACAGCGCAACCTACACAGTGGTCTCTGTCAGAGAAAACAATCTGATTCAAACTACACAGCAGAATACTTTCTTTGAAACAGAAGGCGATAATATTATTGACTTCAGTGAAGGTAATCCATTCGGAGAGGTGACATAATATGTTTAATCAACACTTCTACCATGAAAAGATCAGAAAGTGTGTTGCTGTATTCGGAACACTATTCAATAATATCTACCTGCTGAGAAAAGACTCCAGTGGTAATGTAATTAGTCAAATCAAAGTTCCTCTGAGTTATTCTCCAAAGCAGAAGTTCTTAGATCGTATTCGTGAAACAGCAGACATGGCAGATGCTAAACTGGCAATCAAACTCCCTAGAATGGGATTTGAAATGTCTTCTCTTTACTTTGACCCTACTAGACAATTACCAAAGACAAATAGTTTTACCAAGAATATTATAACAGATAATAATAAAAAGACAAAGTTTTTTACTTCTGTTCCATATATTCTTAATTTTCAGTTGAATATTTTAGCAAAAACGAATGAAGATGCTGTTCAAATACTTGAGCAGATTTTACCATTCTTCAATCCTTCTTATACAATTACGATGAAACAGTTTAGCGATTATCCAGATATTACCGAGGATATTCCTATTTCTTTAATCGGTATTTCATTTACAGATGATTATGAAGGTTCTTTGGAGAATAGAAGAACAATTATATATACATTAGACTTTGAACTCAAAACAAGTTTCTTTGGTCCGATTGCTGACAGTTCTATCATTCGTAAGGCGATTGTTGACTTTAGGGACCCAGATGTACCTACTGTCGGTTCTTACAGTCTTACAGATTCGGATAATCTGTTCGAACGTATTATTGTTGAACCTGATCCATTGAATGTCAATCCAGACAGTGATTATGGATTTACTGAGACGTTTATTATTCCAGGCGAGGGGGATAGTGCATAATGAATAGTATTGTTCCAAAAAGAGATATTCCTGAAAGTGTACATTCGAGTTACGATGAAGACTTAGATCTAATTAGATCTACTCTCAGATCTTTATTATTATCTGGTGAAGAGGGTCTACGACTCGCCAGAGAGGTTGCAGAGGAGTCTGAACATCCTCGGGCAATAGAAGTCCTGACAGGCATGATTAAACAGCAGGCAGAGAATGCACACGCTTTATTGGCAATGCATAAAAAGAATCAAGAGATTAATGTCACTCAGGCAAAAGGTGCGCCAGATGATACTAAATCTCTTACTCAAAATGTATTTGTAGGATCCACAGCAGAACTACAGAAGATGTTGCGTGGTGAAGATGAAAAGGTGATTGAAAATGATTATGACAGAACTTACCAAGGGGATATTCAAACTCCTTAAAAGACTCATCGGCGAGTCTAGCATTGCATTAGCAGTAATTTATACTATCGGGCATATCTTTATTGCCACGATCTGCAACTGGATAATCACAGGTGCAGCAATGGAGTTAGCGGCAATTGATGCGATTGTAGAACCTATCATTAATGGTATCTGGTTCTATGTACTCCATAAACTAGCAAAGAGATTTATTAAGTGAACGATACCTATCTCGGTAATGCGCAGGTCAAAAAAGACGGTGTTCAACAGGGTTGGACTAAAGAAGACATTGCTGAATATCAGCGGTGTATGATAGACCCTGTCTATTTTGCCGAGAACTATGGTAAGGTAATTAATCTTGATGAAGGTCTGACGCCTTTCAAGATGTATCCTTATCAGAAAGAAATGTTCAAACACTTTCAGGATAATAGATTTTCTATTGTTCTTGCCTGTAGACAGTCTGGTAAGTCTATTAGTTCGTGTATGTATATTCTCTGGTATGCTTTATTTAATCCTGATCAAACGATTGCTGTATTGGCAAACAAAGGTGCAACTGCTAGAGAAATGCTTTCTCGTATTACTCTTGCACTGGAAAACGTACCATTCTTTTTACAACCCGGAACTAAAGCACTCAACAAAGGTTCGCTAGAGTTTAGTAATAACTCACGGATTATCGCTGCAGCGACTTCTGGTTCTTCTATTCGTGGTCTGTCTGTTAATCTACTATTCTTAGATGAGTTTGCATTTGTAGATGATGCTGCTACTTTCTACACCTCCACCTATCCTGTTATCTCATCCGGTAAAACTTCTAGAGTGATTATTACTTCGACTGCTAATGGTATCGGAAATATTTTTCATAAACTTTATGAAGGTGCTGTGCAAGAGACAAACGAGTTTAAACCATTCCGTGTAGACTGGTGGGATGTTCCCGGGAGAGACGAAGAGTGGAAAAGACAAACGATTTCAAATACTTCTGAACTACAGTTTCAACAGGAGTTTGGTAATACTTTCTTTGGTACAGGCAATACGCTTATTTCTGCAGACGCACTAATGAATATGAAAGCAGAACCGAGTGTCGGTGTTGGTGATGTTAATGTATATGCAGAACCAAAAGAGAATCATGATTATATTATGACTGTAGATGTAGCAAAAGGTCGAGGGCAAGACTACTCTACATTTAATATTATTGATATATCAACTAATCCATTTAAACAAGTCGCTTGTTATAGAAACAATATGATTTCGCCTATTCTTTTTCCAGACATTATTCATAAATGGGCGAAAAGATATAATGAAGCATATGTAATTATTGAATCGAACGATCAAGGTTCTGTAGTTGCGAATGGACTCTACTATGATATTGAATATGAAAATATGCATGTAGAGTCTATGATTAAAGCAGGTGCGATTGGCATGACTATGAATCGTAAAGTAAAACGTATTGGTTGTTCTAATCTTAAAGATTTGATTGAAGAAAAGCGACTGCATATTGTAGACTTGAATACGATTAGTGAATGTTCAACTTTCGAAGCAAGAGGTAATTCTTTTGAAGCATCTGACGGTAATCATGATGACCTAGTAATGAATCTAGTTATGTTTGCATGGTATGTTGGGACAGAGGCATTCGTTAATCAAACAGACATGACCATGAAGCAAATGCTGTATGAAGAGAAAATGAAAGCGATTGAAGATGAGATCACACCAGTAGGTATTATTGATGATGGCATAGAAAGAGAAGAAAGAGAAGTATCTGGCGGAGACGTCTGGACAACATCTACTACGGAAATGTTCTAAAATCAGATATTTATAAATAATATCGTGTTTTGAAATTGACTTATCATGGGTAACTTATTATTAACTTAAACGAAAAAAAGGAAGACCGAAAATGGCTTTTTTCACGCCTTCACTGTCTCCAGCTGTAGTAACCCGTGAGATCGACCTCACTGGTATTGTACCTAATGTCGGCACATCGACGGGTGTGTTTGCAGGTAACTTTCGCTGGGGTCCAGTTGATGTACCAACAAGTGTGTTTAACGAAGCAGACCTTGTAGAAAAATTTGCTTCCCCTGACACAAACAATTCGGTAGATTTTCATACTGCCGCATATTTCTCAAGATATTCTGATCAACTTTTAGTAATTCGTGCTCTGGACAGCGGTTCCTCTACAGCACTGAATGCTTATCACGTTGACACTGTTTCTAGTTTCGCTAACAATGGCGTTAGTGGAGAGAGCAGAGACTCCAACCAACCTGCTATTCTTAACGAAGCAGACTTTGATAACAGAAGAGGCACTGTTCTGGACGACTCCTCGTCTGGTTTCCATGGGTTCTTAGCAAAGTATCCCGGAACTTTAGGTAACTCTCTTGAAATTCAAATCTGCCCATTCGATACAGGCGCAGATTCCGCATTTACAAGCTGGGGTCTGAGAGAAGAGTTTAACACTGCTCCCGGAACTTCTGCCTTTGCAACAGGTAAAAATGCAACTAACGATGAAGTGCATGTTGCCGTTATTGACAGAGGCGGCGAGTTTACAGGAACTAAGGGTTCTG